GGCCGGGGGTTGTTGAAACCCGCGCGGCCCGCGCCGGCTGGGTGCCGGGCGGGCCGCTATGGGTTGAACGGGTGTTTGGCTGGATCAGCGGGCTACAGGGCCCACCACTCGACAGACAGGATGGATGCGTCCAGGCGCAGCTCGGCGTCGTAGCCGCCCTCGGTGCTGAGCACCACAGCGCCGCGCGCGGGGTCGGCCCCTTGCACGGCCAGCAGCACCTGCGCGGCCACGGCGGCGGCATCGGCTGAGCTGCGGGCCCAGCACTGCACCGTGAAGACGCACTGGTCGGCCATCACCTCGCCGAGCAGGTTGTGCGTCAAATCGTGCCGCGAGGTGAAGGCCACGAAGGGCAGCACCGCGCCCTCGGGCACGGCGTTCTCGCTCACGCGCGTGCCCACCAGCGCGGCCAGGCCTGGGTGCGCCACCAGCAGCGCGCGGAAGTCGGTCTCGGCGCTCACCGCACCCCCTTGCCGCGGCGGTTGTTGAGCTTGGCGATCTGCGGGCCCACCTGGTTGATGAACACCTGCAGGGCCTGGGGCAGCCGGTCGGCCGCGCGCTGCAGGAACTGCCGGCCCTGGATGAACTTGGTGCCGAACTCGATGAAGCGCCAGTAGAAGGGGTCGGTCTTGCTCTTGGCGCCGCGCTGGCCCCGCTTGGCAGGCCTGACGTTCACGAACACGCCCACGTTGCCAGCGCGGCGCGACTCTTTGCTGGTGCGCACCACGATGGCCTTGCGCACGGTGCCCGGCGTGCGGTACGGCGCGTTGACGGTGGGCGAGAGCACCGGCGTGCGGTACGGCGCGTTGACGGTGGGCGAGAGCACCGGCGCGCGGCGGCGGGCGTCGTCGCGCACCACGCGCGCCGCCGCGCCGAGCGCGTTGCGCAGCACGCGGCGGCGCAGCTCGGGCACCACGCCGGCCAGCGCGGCCTTCAGATCGGGGATGCCAGAGACGGTGGCCTTGATCATGCGGCGGCCCCGGCGCGCACGCCCTGCGTGCACATGAGCTCCGTCCAGACGCCTGCACCGCCCACGTCCACCGGCTGGCCCACCAGCTCGAGCGGCTGGCCCTTCCAGAGCAGGCGGTCGCTGGCCAGCAGGTCGGCGCGGTAGCGCATCCACACGGTGCAGTCGAAGGTGGCCTGGTCTTGCGCGGCGGCGAAGAAGTCGCGGCCGCGGCGGGGCTGCACGCGGGCCCAGACGGTGGCGACGTCGGCCCACGTCTCGAGCGCCTGGCCGCGGGCGTCTTGCCCGGCCGTGCGGCGCTGGATGGTGACGCGCTGGTCGAGCGCGCCGGCGTTGAGCTGCGGAAGGTTCACCCGTAGTACCTCTGCGCGTCGAGCAGCGCGGGGAAGAAGCGGCCCGGCAGCTCGGCCACGCTGACGCCGGCGCTGAAGGCCTCGCGGTTGCGGTAGGCGGCGGACAGATGCAGCAGGATCCACAGGCGCACGTCTTCGGGCAGGCTATCGGGCGTGCTGCCGTAGCCGGCCACGAAGGTGATGCGCACGGCGTTGGCCTGGTCGCGCGTGTCGGGCCAGCTGGTGCCCAGCGCGGGCAGCAGCCAGCCGGGGGGCATGTCGGGGTCGAGCGTGTACAGGCTGCCGCTGAGGGTTTGCTCGGCGCCGGTCGCGTCGGTGTAGGCCACGCTGCTGACACTGAGCACGCGGGGCTTGGGAATCTCGATCTCGGCCGGGGGGAATGCATCGAGCCGCATCTCCCAGGTCTGCGACATCAGCGCGCGGTTCAGCTCTTGCTCGGCGCTGAGGCCGGCGGCCTTGAGCATGAGCGTGATGAGCGCGTCGTCGGCGTCGTGGTCGACCTTGAGGTGCAGCTTCGCATCGGCCAGGCTGACGGGCAGCGCAGAGGGTGGGGTGACCAGGCGCAGGGACATGGCAGGCTCAGCAGAGGTTGGCCGGGCGGCGGCCCGTTGCGAGGTTGGCGGGGCGGCGGCCAGGGGCTGACTCGTTGACACGGCGGCGCGGGGCGCCTGGCACCGGGGGCGCAAGCGCCGAAAGGATCGCCGCGATGTCGCTTCCGAACTCTGTGGCGTCGAGCGAGCCGCGCACCAGGATCTGGCCAGCGACGGCACCGGTGTCTGTGCCGCCTTCCGTGGCCGCCAGCAGCCCGGCCACGAGCGCGGCGCCAGTCAGCGCGGCGGTGTCGCCTCCGGTTTCGACGGCGGACACATTGCCAACGGTGGTGATCGTGCTGGAGCCGTTGACAAGAGCAGTGTCGGCGCCGGCTTCGGAAGTGATCAGCGTGCCAGTAACGAAGACCCGGCCGGGCGCTGCGGCAGCGTCGGCGCCCGACTCTGCGGCCGCCAGTGCGCCGGCGATGCTGTTGCTGCCGCTCAGGGCAGCGGTGTCGCTTGCTGCTTCCGAGACGCTGATGGCGCCAGCGACCGCGACGCCACCCGACACGGTGGCAGCGTCGCCGTTGAGTTCCGCGACCGCGGCCGCGCCCTGCACGAGCACGGCCCCCGTCGCGGCCACGGTGTCGCCGCCGCTCTCCGTGGCGGCCAATGTGCCATTGATGCTGTTGCTGCCACTCAGCGCGGCCGTGTCGCTGCCAACATCAGCCGCGGAGATCGCTCCACTGACTGTGACCTGCCCAAGCAGAACTACGCTGTCTACGCCAGACTCGGTGACGAGAAGGGCGCCAACAACACCAGAGCTTGTGGTGGTGAAAGGGTCGCTGACGACGACGTTGCTGGTGACAACGCCGTCACTCCAAACCAGGGCGATTCGGTAGCTTGTGCCGCCAGCCAATCCGGTCGCCAGCCGAACGAAGGTGTACGGCTTTTGCGTTTCGGTCGGCGACTCCTCGTTGCCGTACCAAGTGGCCTGCGCTCCTGCGCCGCTCTGCCCCGCAAGAATTTGTTCCGCAGTTGGGTCGAGCCAGCCTGCGGCCGGCGCAATGACGGCGTACAGCCGTGGCGTCGAGCCGGCGAGGAGGAGCAGCAGCACCGGCGGTCCTTACAGACTTTCGAGCTGCGCCAGCGTGGTCGTGGTTTCGGCGATGTCGGCGTCGAGCGCAACGACGCGCTCCACGTCGCCAATGGCCACGGCGTGCCCGCGCTGCTGGCCCAGCGTGGCGAGCCGGTTGCGCAGGATAGTGATAAGGTCCGCGACGGTCATGTCAGCCCGTTAGACGAGAGGAATCAGCTCTTGGCTGATGGTGGCGAGGTGCGACTGCAGCAGCACCACGTCGTAGCGATCGGTGCCGTCGATGGCCGCGTAGGCCGCCATGCGCGAGCCGATGGCCGCCGTGCCCGCCTGGATGAAGTCGGTGGGCGTGTACGGGCTGAAGACCCGGTTCTTGCAGTCGAAGCGGAAGATCTGGTTGATCGCGCTCGCGGTGTACACGTTGATGTAGTGCATCCTCCCCTCTTGGCCGAAGGGCGAGTAGCAGCCAGTGGTGCCGGCGCCGAAAGCGCTGACCCCGCCGTCGTACACCACCGCACCCGACCAGGTGCCCGTGGTGCCGCCTGCGATGTCCAGCAGGTCCAGCGTGACGGCGCCGCCGCGGAAGAAGAAGCAGTGCGAGTGGCGCGCGTTTCGCGCTGCGTCGGGCTGGATGCCGAAGCTGGGACACCACAGGTTGCCCGCGGCGTTGGCCGCCGGGGCTGCGCCGAAGTAGGTGGTGCTCCAGCTGCCGGCGGCGATGGTGTTGGTGCCGTTGCTCTGCGCTGCGTCGCTGTAGTTGTAGGTGTACACCGCGGTGGTGGCCGACGAGCGCAGCAGGAGCTGGTTGGGCAGCTCGATGACGAACTTTGCCGCGGCGCTGGGCGTGGTCGTCCAGGCCGTGCCCAGCGTGTAGACCGGGCTCGGCCCGGCCGTGTGCGACGCGATGATGCGGCGCTGGCCCACCGAGGCAGGCGTGGTCGCATCGGCCACGATGCGCACCTGGAAGTTCCTGTATTCGTTGGCCGCCACCACCGCGTCGCCTAGCGTGGCCTGGCCGGTGAGCGTGGACGCCGCGGCCGCCGTGGCCGACAGGGCCATGCGCGCGACGATGTTGTTGTCGTACTGGAACGTGCCCTTGACCATGCCTTCGCCGGGCTCGTGGTTGAAGGGGGTGTACTGCTCATCCAGCACCATGATGGCCGAGTCGGTGGCGACGGTGGCCGGCAGGTTGGTGTTGGTCAGGCTGGCCAGCGTGTTGGTGGCCACCTCGAAGCTGCGCCAGATGGTGGCGGCCAGCGTGCCGGCCGACAGCATCATCACCCGGCCCGACAGCAGCTCGTAGCGCGCGCCGGTGGCGGGGGTGAACGTGAAGGCGTTGTCGACCGTGATGGTGGGCGTGGTGCCGCCGGTGTTGCCGACGATTAACCGCTCCTCGGTCTTGCCGGCCACCGTGTCGATCAGGCGGATCTTGAAGCCGTATTCGCCCGAGCCGCCCCGGTTGGCCAGCATGTTCACGCCCACCGCGCTGGGCAGCGCCGTCGAGAGCGTGAAGCTGGTGGTGGTCGCGCCGGCCGCGATGGTGCCCACCGCCGCGAAGCTGGGCACGAAGGCCGCCGCGGCACCGGCGGCGAAAGTGCCGCCCAGGCCGGGGTTGACGGCGAGTTGCCAGGACTTCGTGACGATGTTGTAGCGGTTGAGGATGGACGCGCTGACGAGGTTGTAGGCGAACGGGTTGCGCGAGAGGTCGCTGCGCATGTCGGCGCACATCGAAGTGCCGGCGGCGTGCGCGTTGGGAGACGGGGCGACCTGCGCCCACATCATGCGGTCGATGACTTTCTTGAAGGTGTTGGCCATGATTGGCTCCTTGAGTTCAGGTGATACGGGCGCGGACGCAATCTGCCCAGGCGGCGCGGTTGGTGTCCATGATCTGCATCTGGGCGCTGTAGCCACCGATGGCGGCGATGTTGGCCAGCGAGCTGACGGTGGCGCAGGTGGTCACGGTCGCCACGGTCGTCACGGTCGTCACGGTCGTCACGGTGCCGCTTTCGATCACGGCGGTGCTGCGCTGGCGGCTGATCGAGCGGTCGAATCCGAGAGGCGACATCAGCACCTGCAGGATGCGGTTCAGCAAGCTGATCGGGCTGCTCACTTCCTGCGTAGGCAGTGGGTAGCTGTATGTGACGTCGGTCGCGGTCTTGGCGTCGTCGGGGCCTTCAAATGTCACCAGCCCAACGGCCTGGGCTTGGGCCAGTTCGCCGCTGTAGACAATCTCGCGCGTGGCGGCCTTTCCAGTGCTGGCGGGAAGTGGGACGTTATCGGTGGGCATGGTGGTGTTCTCAGAAGGTGACGTTCAAAACTGGGCGAGCTGTGGTTGCTGTAACGTCAATTACGCTCGCCTGACTCAGGAGCGGCCTTACACGCGAGCGATTTCGGCGAGCCGGCTCAAACACCTGCCAGGGGTTTGCGCTGACAGATCGCTTCTCGGCGTCACTCAAGTTGCGCCGCCACACAAGCGCAAGGGCAATGCGAACGTCGCCGCAGAAGTCAGCGGTGAACACCCTGCCATGCAGGAATATCGGAGTTCCGCCCTGCGCCCCATCCGCAGAGGCCAATACGGTGTAAAAGCGACCATTGATGAGCGACTCATCGGCGGGGTTCGTAGAGCTTTGCAGTCGGCCGTCAATCCAGATTTGCTGGTTGGACGGCGCGCCGCCAACGTCTTGCGTGAAACGTGGCTTGTCTTTGTCGACCGCAGGGCCGAACCCGTTTCCGAAGACAAGGATCCATCGGTTGTCGTCTGCGCCGCTGCTGCTTGTGTGGACCACAGACTGGACGGTCGGCGGGTTGCCGAAGGTGGTTGTCGGAGACATGCGCGCCGCCACCACGAGGACCGTTAGGCCCGTCAAGCCTGGAATGGTCACGCCCGTGTCTATGCCTTGTGCGCCCGCCCCAGTGGACCTTCCGGCAAGGCCCGCCGCGCTTGCTTCTGTCGCAATGTCCAGGCGGGACATCGTCGCGCCGCTGGCAAGGTTGAAGTCGCTGGCAGCAGTATGCGCAACCACAAGGCCTTGAGTCAGGCTGTCGCCGCGCAGCCGCGGAACACCGCTTGGCTGAGCGACTTCGTCTCGCGTGAGTACGCGGCGCGGCATGCTGTTAGGCGTAGTTGCCGGTGTTGACCGTCAGCGCATGGCTGCCGGCCGTGGAGTCCAATGCCTGCCCGGTGCTTTGCGTGACGAAAAACCCGACCTCTTGGGGCAGGGCTCCGAACGCCATAGCCAACTCGCGCCCGCGGATGACGTAGTCGCGGCCCGACGTCGTGTCGTTGGTGGCGGTCCCCAGAAGAACAGCCCCAGCCACCAGGATGTCGCGGCTCACGACGGTAGCCGCAGCGTCAGCCCCTGTGTAGGCGGCTGTGAACAACTCCGGCCAGGCGCTGTCGGCCCGTCGCGCGAAGGCCCACAACTCGATCTGGCCGCCGGCAGAGACGAGACCGTCAGAGCGCACCCGCAGGTACGGCATTGCGAAATCGTCGCGGTTGGAAGCGTTGCTGAGCGATGCCGAAACTCTACCCACGGTCCTGCTGCTGCTGGATGCCAGGGAGGCCAAGGTGATTGCTGGCGCGGCGGACGCGCGGTAGTTGGTGCTCATGTCGCGTCAGGCTGCGTGGGTGAACACGGCGCTGTTGATCGTGACGTTCTGGCCTGCGGTGATGCTCAGGCTGTCCAGGATCACATCGGCGGCCGTCAGGCCCACCGTGAGGCCGGTGATGATGTCGGTGCCGCCGGACGCCGTGCGAATGCGCGCGGCAGCCGCGGTGCCTGTGGCGTCCGCTGCGGTGTCGCTTCGCGGGAAGCCGGAGAGGGTCAGCACGCCTGCGCCCGTGGCTGCGCCGGCGATCGGGTTGCCGAGGGGGATGATGGCGAGCACGGTCGCCATGCCGGTGGTGCCAATCTCCAGCACGGCAGTCGTGCCGGCCTGAGCGACCACGGCCGCCATGCGGGCGATCTTGACTGCGTTGGTGTAGACGACGGGCATGCGAATCTCCTGGGATGGGGCTGCGGCGATTAGGGTGTGCAGACGTTTGGACCGGCAAGCAAAACGGGCCCCGCGGGGCCCGTTGGCGCTTGCCGGCGGTGGTCAGGTGAGCTCGGCGAGCTCGGCTTGCTTGGCGGCCAGCTCGGCCGCCAGGGCGGCTTTGGCGGCGTCGTCGGTGGCGGATGCGAGCTGCTGCTCGAGCTCGGTGATGCGGGCGCGAAGAGCGTCGGCGGCGGCGGGAGCCGCGGCGCGCGTCTTGACCTTCTTCGCCCAGCCTTGTTCGACGGCCAGATCGGCGCATTCGTCGGTGGTGTCGATGGGCTCGTCGCTGGGCTCGAACTCTTGGACGGTGTGGCCGCCGTGGGCGTACTTGAAGGGCTTGATGACCTTGATCTTGGGCATGGTGACCTCGGGGTGTGGGCTGCAATGCAACGGGCCCGCGCTGTGGCGGGCCTGTTGCGCGATCGAGCGGCGGTGGCTCAGGTCGTGGAGATCCGCAGCAGCTTGATGGCCTGCGTGTTGCGCAGGCGGCCACCCACGCGCTTGCGCACGTAGAACTTCACGAAGCCGGGGCTGGTGATCTCGTCGCGCGTCATGCGCATGCCTACGCGATCGCAGATGAGGTAGCCCTCCTTGAAGTCGCCGAAGGCCAACGGGAACGCGTTGGCCGCCACCACCGGCAGATCTTCCGCCTCGGTGACCGGGTAGCCCATGAAGGTGTCGGGCTGGTTGGCCATCATCGAAGGCTGCCACAGGTACTGGCCCGTGGTGTCCTTGTACTTGCGCAGCGTCGACAGCACCAGCTTGTTGCTGACCCAGCGGGCGTTGCGGCGGTAGCGGGCGCGCAGGGCGTACACGACGTCGAGCAGCGTGTCTGCCGAGGTCGGCATGGCCGCGGCCTGGCCAGACGGGATGTACTGCAGCGTGCCGAACGCGCGCGTCGTGTCTGCCGTGACCACCGGCGCCGGGCCGGCCAGGAAGCCGGTGGGGCGGTTGGTGCCGCTGCCGCTGACGAAAGCGGTGCCCTCGCCCTGGGCGATGGCCTCGGCAGCCGACTCGATGAGCCAGTTCTCGACGTCGAAGAACAGATCGTCGAGAGACTCTTCCGACGCCTGGGGGCGGGCCGACGCCATGCCGAAGGTGGGCGCCACTTCGGCCAGGTCCGGCGTGTTGGTCTGGTTGCGCGTGCCGGTCTCACCCACCCACTCGAAGGCCGCGCCGTTCACGTCGAACAGCTCTTTGTAGTCGGGGCTGCCGACCATGCGCACGGTGGCGATCTGGCGGATGGGGCTGATGTCGACGCTGAGCCGCTGGATCTGGCGCTCGATGATCTCGGGCAGCGCAAAGCCGCCGGCCGAGCCCGTGCCGGTGACGGTCTGCGCGGCACGGGTTTCGAAGCCGTCGTCGTCGCCGAAAGCCCTGGACTCGACGCGGCGCAGCTCCTTCGCGCGCTGCTGCAGCGCAGTGCGGCGCTCGGGGTCGCCCGGGTTGCGCACCCAGCCCAGGAACGCCTGGCGGTAAGACAGCGCCTCGGGCGACTCGCGCTGCTCGTTGGCCGCGGCGGGCAGCACGCCCGGGCGCGCCAGCTTGGTCTGCACGGCTTCGAGAGCCGTCTTGACTTCGGCCAGGCTCGACAGCTCGGCATCGACCTTGCGCAGCTTCTCTTCGAGGAGCGGATCCACGCTGCCCTTGGACTTGAGCTCCAGCAGGCGCTGGTCGTTGGTCTTCTTGTACTCCTCGAACGCGGTGGCGATGCGGTCGATGGTCTCGGCCAGCTTGCGCATGTCGGGCGCTTCGCGGCGCTCGTAGCGGTGGCCGGCTGCGGCGGCCTTGGCCAGGAAGGCGGCGTGGTGGGCCGCCATGATCGGGTTGAGCTTCGGGGTCTTCACGGTGGAGTCCTTTCGGTGGATCAGGAGGTGGGCGTCATGGAGCGCAGCAGCCGATCGGCCGCTGCAGTGGCCGCATCCACGCCATCCGCGTCGCGCGGAACCGGGGCGATGCGACGAACCTGGGCCACGAAGGCCCGGGCCGCGTCCGCCGAGAAGCCCGCGTCGCGCAGGCACCTCTCGGCGTCCTTGAGGGTCTGGATGGCGCCGGCATCGCTGGCCTTGACGCCGGTGATGCGGGCCTTGTCGTTGGCCGGGAAGGTGACGAGCGACACCTCCCAGAGCTCGATCTGCGTCAGCGTGCGGACGTCTGTCTCGCGGTCGTACAGCCACTCTTTCGAGAGGAAGCCGATGCTCAGGCCGTTGAGCGCGCCCATCTTGAGCAGCGCGTGCGCCTCTTTGCCGCGCACGGTGTCGAGCGCCAGGCGGCCCTTGATGCGCAGGCCCTTCTCGTCTTCGACCATCTCGGACCACACGCCGATGGGCTCCCAGGCGTCGTGCTGCCACAGCATCGCGGGCATGGTGCCGGCGGTCTTGTGGGCGGCAAGGCTTTCGGCGAACGCGCCCGGAGCGATGACGTCGGCGTAGGCATCGCGCACGCCGAAGACGCTGCCGTACCCTTCGACCGTGCCGTCATCGCCGGTGGCCTTGATGGCCAGCGCGAATGCCCGCACTTCGGGGCGGGCGCCGGGGGCGGATTTGCGTTCAGTCTGTCGGCGCATTGGGGTCTTCTCCTGCCGGGCGGGCGCCCGTCATGTTCATCGGGGTGAGCGGCTCGTCGAGGCCGTCGAGCGGGTCTTTGCCCTCTTCGTCGCGCAGCTCGTTGCGCGTGTAGATGCCCATCTCGGCCATGGTCCGGGACCAGACGGCGCGGTCCTTCATGGCGCCCGCGTTGAGGTAGCGGGTGTCGAACTCGGCGAACAGCGGGCCGGCGCCATCGAGCAGGGTTTCGTCCAGGCGCTGCGTCCAGGCCACGTGCCAGGGGGCCAGGGTGTGCTTCAGATGGGCGGCGAAGAAGGCCTCAGCGCTGGCGAAGGTGGTGGCCTTGTCGTTGTGGCCGACCATGATCGGGAACACGTTGAACGCGCGGCAGACCTCTTCCACCTGCAGGCGGCGGGTTTCCAGATGCTGGGCGTCGACACCCGACATGCTGGTCTGCAACCACTTGGCGGCCCTGTCCAGGACCATCGGCATGCCGGTGCGCTCAGTGCCGGAGTACTGGCGCCGCAACCACTCGGTGATCGACGTGTACTGGTCTTTGCTGAGCGTGCCTTCAACCGAGTAGGTGCCGCTGGGGCGCGCGCCGTTCTCGTGGAACGCAGCCTGCGAGCGCTCTGCAGCCAGGCCGAGCCCGATGGCGCTGGCGGCCGCCTTGACGTGGTTGAGCGCACCGATGTAGTCCCACTGCAGGCCGTGCAGCACGAACACATCGGACGGCAGGAATTCGCCGACGAAGCCGAACTCGTCCCAGACGCGGTAGCGCACCTCGTAGCGGGAGATGCGGCGCACGTCCCAGCGGCCGGGCATCACCGGGATCAGCTCGCGCACGCGCCGGTTGTCGCCACGAACCTTGATTGACAGGGCAGAGCCGGTCAATGCGGCGTGGGCCGTCATCAACCGGCGCCATTCGAAGCTCGTCTGCCACTCGTTCGGGCGCCGATTGAGCAGGCGGTACTCGGGGATGTTGATGGCGCGCTCGCGCTTGCCATCGGCCTTTTCGCGGAACACCTCCAGGCGCGGCGTGGCGCAGCCGTCGGCGATGGTGCGAACGCAAGACAGGACCGTGGCCACCTGCAGAGCGGTCTTCTCGTTGATGAGAAGGCCAGCCACACGGCCGCCGTCGAAGCCGTCGAGCAACGATGCGATCTGGTCGTAGGTTAGCTGGGCACTTTTCTGGCCCAGGAGGCGGCGCCACCAGCTCATTGGGTCTCGCTCCCGCTGGGCGTGTCTTCCCAGAACGAGCGCCCTTCAGTGGCCTGGCCATGGATCGCCCGCCCCAGCGCCATGATCGCGCCCACGGCGCCGTCGATCTTGTTCTCCTCGCGCTCCTTGCGGGGGTAGATGTTGTCCTTCACGTCCCGGTGGCAGACGACGTTGCTCACCATCCAGTCCATGGCCGGGTTGGCGTCGTGCTGGAAGCGGTCGGGGCCCTGCAGCACCAGGGCCTCAAGCAGCTTCATCGGCTCGCTCAGGGTGTTGACCACCTGGCGCATCTCGACCATGGGCAGGCCTTCGGCCAGCATGTGGCCGGCCAGCTGCGTGGCCTGGAACGGATCGAAGGGCACCTCGCGCAGGTCTTGCAGCGTGCGGGCGTCTGCACGGAGCTGGTCTTCGATCATGTCGTAGTCGGTCACTTCGCCCGGTGTGGCCACCATCCAGCCGGCGCGCACCCAGCCGTCGTACTGGCTGTTGCGGCCGGTCTCGACGGCACGCTCGGGCAGCCAGAAGCGGCCGCGCGTCACCAGGTAGTAGCGGTCGATCTGCTCGTCGTAGGCCAGCACCGGGCCGGCAGCAATGTCGACCTTGCTGGCCAGGTCGAGCGCCACCCAGCAAGGAAGGTGCTTGATGTCGTCGATGGTGAGCGTGCGGTTGCCGCAGCGGTCCCAGGCCATCATGTCCATCCACGCGCTGTCGGCGTTGATCCAGACGTTCAGGCGCTTGGTGAGGAAGTTGCCCAGGGCGCTGGGCATGGCCTCGGCCCGGCGGCAGGCGGCCTGCATGTCGTCGAGCTGCACGCTGATGCCGAGGTTGGGGTTGGCCTTGCGCCAGACGGACGGCTCACGCCAGTCGTCACCATCGTCGATGGTGTAGATCATCCCGAACCAGGTCTCGTCTTGGACCTGGCCCTCGAGGACCTTGACGATGTAGGTGCGCAGCTCG